TTTAGGACATTCAACTAAACAAGATGTGGGTATAAGTCACTATAAAGTTACTAGAACTTCAAGACAAAAGCTTGATATAAATACTTTAGCTGCTGAACAATTTAACAGCACTTATTTAGCTGACATAGGTCAATCTAATCCTCAAGCTGTGATGGAAAAATACAAATTTAATAAAGATTTTTTCCCAACAGAACCTGTAGTGAAATTAACATCAGCATCTCCTGTACAAGAAGCAGCTCAAAAAACAGGTTTAAATATAGAAACTAAAGCAGTAGGCATAGGAACAAATATTGATAATGTTGTAGAAGATAACGACAAATCGATAACCAGACTTACAAAACAAATAGATCAACTAACAGAGTTAACAAAAAAAGTTGACGAGTTAAAAGGTAAAAAGGTCGATAAAACACCTAAGTTCAATGAAGATATGATCACTGAACATAAAGATAAAGTAAACGACTTAAATAAAAAATCAAAAGGTAATCTATTATTATCTACTGCAATAATATTAGGCACAGGTAATAAAGATGCTATATCACAACTCTTTGATGATCCTACTGAAATAATTAAAGACGTAGTGATAGATACTGCGGCCACAGCAGCACTAGGTGCTACAGGTGGATTAGCACTTGTTGAATCTTTACGACCATCTCCTGCTCAAGCAGCAGAAAGAAAAGGAGATGAAAGACCTGCAACTCAAGAAGAACTAATGCGACCAGTAGAAAAAGAAGCATTAAAAGGAGTTGCAGATGACGAAAGAGCCATCCAAGAGCAAATGAATATTACTCAAATGGGTGAAGATTTCAGACGAGAAGCTGAAAGAAAGAGCCAACTTACGTTGGAAGAACAAATGCAAATGTTACAACAAGGGAGATAGCAATGGCAGAAAATCTTAATCAAGGTGCAGCCTACATCATGGGTTCAGACAAAGTATCAGTTGATGATGCTCAAGGTTCTGATAAACTATACAGAGAAGGTCTTGAGTTTACAACAGAGACTAACCCAGATGTGCTGACACAAGATATGCCAAAGAAGCAAAGCAAACCTACAGTGGAAGCTTCTTTTAATACAATGGCTGAAGATAGAAACTACTTCTAATTAAGGTATATATCAATGGCTGATAATTTCTTGCAACCACCTGATGATACTATAGCTCCGATAGAGAATCCTCAAGAAGAGTTAAAAGGTATAGTTGGTTATGTAAAAGACAAGTTTCAAAGTGCAGAGGATGGTCGATATACTCACGAACAACGTTGGCTCAAAGCTTACAAAAATTTCAGAGGTATATATGATTCCACAACTCAGTACAGAGACTCTGAACGCTCACGAGTATTTTTGAGAATAACAAAGACGAAAGTGCTTGCAGCTTTTGGACAAATAACTGACATTCTTTTTGCAAACAAAAAGTTTCCAATAGTTGTAGAGCCTACTCCTGTGCCTGAAGGTATAGCAGAGTTTGCTCACATGGAAACACCGTTAGATCAAATGCAAAAGCCTTTAGATCCATATGGTTTTCCGGGGGATGGCAGAAATGTTCAACCCGGAGCTATGGATTTTTTGGGTGGTTTACAAGATAAATATGAAGGAACACCTCTTGCAGAAGGTCCTGCAAAAATAGGTGAACCCCAAATAAGTCCTGCACAAGAAGCAGCGATGAATATGGAAAAAGAAATACATGATCAGCTTACTGATACAGGTGCTGTAAACGTATTACGAACTGCTATATTTGAACAAATACTTCTTGGAACAGGTGTGATCAAAGGTCCTATGTTAAAGAGTAAACGTTTACACAGATGGACTAGAGATGATATGGGTCAACGTGTCTACACTCCTAGTGAGATGATTTGTCCTGAAATAGAAGCAGTATCGTGTTGGGATTTTTTTCCAGATCCATCAGCCATAAAGTCTGAAGATTGTGAATACGTTATCCAACGACACAGGATGAACAGACAACAATTACGTAACTTAGCTAACTATCCGTATTTTAACATAGAAGCCATAGATAACGTAATAGCACTAGGCCCTAACTATGAAGATAAATATTACGAAGATACTATTCGTGATGACGAAACAGAGCCAAACTATAATAAGAACAGATACGAGGTGTTAGAATACTGGGGTATCATGGATAAATCGTTTATCGATGGTGCAGGTGGTCTTATAGATCAAGACATAAGCAGTATGGATCAACTACAAGTAAATGTTTGGGTATGTGGTAATGAAGTAATAAGATTTGTTCTTAACCCATTTACACCTGCAAGAATACCATTTCATGTATTTCCATATGAAATAAATCCGTACCAAATATTCGGCACAGGTGTTCCAGAAAACATGGAAGATGCACAGTTACTTATGAATGGTCACATGAGAATGGCTATAGATAACTTAGCGTTAGCAGGTAATCTCGTATTTGATGTAGACGAAGCAAGTTTAGTACCGGGTCAAAACATGGATATATTCCCCGGTAAGATATTTAGACGACAGTCTGGTGTAACAGGTACAGCTATAAACGGATTAAAGTTTCCAAACACTGCACCTGAAAACATTCAAATGTATCAACTATCACGACAACTTGCAGATGAAGAGACAGGTATACCATCCATAATGCACGGACAAACAGGAGTTAGTGGCACAGGCAGAACTGCAGCAGGACTCTCAATGTTGATGGGTGGTGCAAATCTCTCGATGAAAACAGTAATAAAGAACATAGACGACTATCTTCTCAAACCTTTAGGAGAAGCATACTTTCAGTGGAACATGCAGTTTAATGATGATTCTCCTGATATAGTAGGGGATTTAGAAATCAAACCACGAGGAACTGCAGCAGTTATGCAAAAAGAAGTACGCAGTCAACGTTTGACAGCATTGCTACAGACTACTATGAATCCTATGCTTGCACCTTTTGTAAAGATACCTAATCTGATTAGAGAGTTAGCGATAGCACAGGACATAGACCCTGATAGTCTCGTGAATGATGAAAATCAAGCAAAAGTATTTGCTGAAATATTAAGAGGTCTAAATGAATTACAACAAACTGAAACCCCTAATCAACAACCCAACAGCGTGGCAGGCTCTGGAGGATTGGATCAAGCACCAACAGGACTTGGTGTACAAGGGAATGGTAGTGGCAACATCGGAGTTGGAGCTACGCCAGTTGCAGGGGAAAGCAGTTTTACTGGAAACACTCCTATCCCTGAAGAACAATAAGAGCATGTAATGGCTATACCAGATCTTCCTGAAATAAAAACTGATATAAATAAAAGAAGTAAAAAAGATCAGATACAACTTTTTGGCACAAAAAAGAAAACAAGTGCTGATAAAGTGTTGGAAGAACTGCGTAATGCAAACGTGCCTGCTATACTCATAAAGTTACCAAATGAACAAGTAGGTGTTTTTAATTTAGCTACTAATAAATATGAGTACAAAGGTGATATAGAAACTGAATCAACAACTGTCCGAAGTAACGTTGAAGATCTAAAAGATTTTGCTTTCATAAAAAACTTAGAACAAACAGACACGTCACAAAAATTACAAACATCTGACGATGCTGATGAAACTTACATGACACTAGACTTTGATGTCATATCAACCGAAGATATATTTGGTAAAGGCACACGTTACGAGCCTGATATTTATGACGATAGAGTTATGAGATTAGCAAGACAAGAACAAATGACTGACTTAGATGTTATGTCTGTAGATGCTTTTGGTGATTATAGAAGTGCTGACTATGTTCCAAGCACTGATTTTCCAAGACGATCAACATTTGAAGAATTAAATCCTAATCTTAGAGGTGCAAATCCTGATGATCCACTCATAACACGAATAGGAGACAGATTACAGAAATTGTATTCTTTAGAAACTATACGTGGACAATCTCCAGTTTCAGGTTCTATTGTTGCTACTGGACAACCTGTATTATCTGGAACAATGGCTTTAAGTATGGGTTTAGGTATGTCTGAAATTTTTTCTGGAGTTGGAAATCAATTTTTAGGTATGCAAGAAGATCAAGCTATGAAAGCAGCAGAGGGCGTACCCGGATATACAGCGTTTACTGCTATAGATTTAGGAACAGGTAGACCTGTAGATATAACTGCTAAGCCGGGAGTCGGTGGCACTGTTACTACTAATCTAGACGTACAAGGTCCTTTAGCTCTAGATGGAAAAGTGTTTTATTCTCCACTTGAAGCAGCACGGTATGCAGCGGCAAATGGTCTAGTTAGTGAATATTCTTTACGAATGTATGGTGATATTGATTACCTTATGGAAGATCAAGCTAGAAAAAATTTAGCAAAACAACAAGTTCAAGTTGATCCAACACGAGGTATGGGAGACTACAATCCAGATGACGGCAGTGTTAATTTAGGAGCAGGTTTAAAGGGAGACGTGATAGGTATTGCTCTAGCTGATGATGGAACACTAGCACTTAAAACTGGTGCAGGTGGATTTATAATGAGTGGTGGTGAGATGGCGAAGGTGTCTCAGGGCATAGGATTTAGTGGTCTTAGAGGTGGCATAGGCACAAAAAGTTTAAGTGAATTAAGTTCTGCTGAAGCAAAAGGACTTCTTGAAAGAATAGAATCAGGAGAAATAACATCCACACCCAAAACAACTGCAGCTCTTCAAACATTTGTTGGTGAGGATATAGTTCCAGATTTTATCCCAGATTACACATATGGAGACTATACAGTTCCCAACATTCCTCGTTCACCTATAACAGAAATAGGATTCACGGATGTGACAGGAATTACGGCAGGGCGTTTTCAAGAGGGAGAATCTGGTGTTATATATGGTGATGGAGACAGATTTAGTGAAAAATTAGACACTGATGTCTACAGTGAAGGTTTTACTGGAGAAGTCAGTTTCGATCCCCCTACACCTGAACCACCTGATCCGTTTTTTGAGGAGTCTGATGTTGGTATTACTACACCTGCACCCCCACCTTCACCTGAACCACCTGATCCGTTTTTTGATCAGTCTGATAGTGGTGGTTTTGATGATAGTGGAGGTTTTGATTCTGGAAGTGTTGATACTGGATTAGGACGTTCAGGGGGTGAGGATTTTGGTTACACTGCTAAAGGTGGTCGCATAGGAAAACAAGAGAGAGGAATAAAAATAAAACCTGTATCACAGATAATACAAGGAGCAAGATTTA